GTTGGAGTTGGGTATAACGCTTAGGGGTAGATTTTGTCGCCGGCACGTAACAACACCACGGTAAACTTGTCGGTCTTGAACAACACGTTGAGTTTCTTGGACAAGTTGATGGCATGACCGGGGTTGCTGAATGAAACTTTTTTGTATTTGGGACCAGGATAACTGACCAAGATATTGTGAGTTTTTAAATTGATGGGTTGATTGTCGTAGAACACCGCCCAGATACCTTCGCTACTTAGAACCTGTTCGCTTTTGTATGTGGTCTTGTTCACATGGTCCAACAGCACCGTTGGCTTTGGTCGACTCATTTGCTATCCTTGATCTACTGTTTATTTATCTCAATTATATGCGTAGTTTATTTAAACCCACCACCATCCATGCTGATATTGGTCGTTGCTGTGCCGGGTGCAGTTTGACCAGCCAAGTTGGCGATAGTGGCCATTAAATCGTAGATTTCGGCGTGTAAACTGCGGGCTTCTTCAGCGTTCAAGGTCAATAACTTGCCGTTGCTCTGATTCATGGCTCGCACTTTGTTGTTGAAATTTTTGACATGCAAGGGCAGATTATTGTCCATTGGCTTCTCGCATGGATTCCAACATGGCTTCTTGAGTCTTGAATGGACCTTGATATTCGTAGCGATTCAGTGTGATCAGTTTTGGACAGTAGGCCCTGACCCAGGTGTTGCTGAATCGGATGATATAGTATCCGGCACAGAAGAAACTTTTTGATTTGGCACCCTTGGTATAGATAGGCAGATAGCGTTGCACATCTAACACTTCGTTGTTGGGCTGATTGGGGGTGGGAAAACCATATACTTCGTACACATCTTGTTTTTCTCGTCTTGGTCGTTCGGCCTTGACAAATTCGATATTGTATTTTTTACTCAACAATTTGATCGACGGAAACATCTCTCTCTGATCATCGTGTACGTAGACAAATCCACCTTCGTCAATGGCCTGGATGGTGGCGATTTTCGTTCCACCTGATTCCACAATCCAGAATTTGTTTTTTACTACGGGTTTGGCTATGATGTCACTCATACATTTCTCCTTAAACTACATCTTGCAAAATCCATATCAACCAGATATAGAAAGTGTAATGAGCCAATTGATCGGCTCCTAGTTGAATCCAAAATCGTTGTTGGTTGGCATCTTTGGTTCCCCACCTGGCCTTGACATAGTCAATGTGATAGTGTACCACGCTGTCAAGCAGGCCAAACATGGCCGCGGCCATGATGTTGTTGATAAATGCTGTCAGCACTATGGCAGTGAGTATTCCGTGCAACAGGGCATGCTCAATGCCTCCCCTCAAGCCGTAGATTCCTTTTTGTTCAACCATGTACTCAAACTGTAGAACAAAATCGGCAATCCAGTGTTTGACAGCAAGCACAAACAACAACAAAAAGATCATCTTTTGACAAACCAATAATTTACAGCAGCAACCAACCAACTGATTGAAGCATCAACATACTCGCCTCGACCAATTTGAGCACAACCGGCCATGATCAAAAAACCAATGAGAAACCAAGTGATTTCGGTGTAGTTACGCAGGTACCACTGTCTAAATTGTTCTAACATGCTATTCCTTTGTGGGATAAGGTGCTTCTAACCAGGCTGTGTATTGTGTGGCATACTCGCTCATTTTGACCAGATCATACTTGCCACAGAATTTCAAAAACTGTGCGCCGATCATGGGCCGATCCAACGGAACACTATTGCCTTGGATGGTGCCCAAGATCTTGGACTTGACTTCTTGGGGTTGTGCAGAAAGATCTACCAACACACGATTGCGTTCATAGTCGTCCAACACACGATGTTCAGCACCATGGTGATCTACCCAACGCTGTAGCATCAAGTTATTCCACGCAAAACCCTTCTTATCTTTGTCATCAAATGCTTCTTTGAGCCCAACTTTATTTTTGCTACCCACTGTACGGACCCCTGGGTACGCTGAAAAGATATTGTCGGTCGGATCCCCTCGCATGCACTTCTCGAAAAGAATCCACTGAGGATTCGGAATTGTTTTTGGTTCCTTAGTTTTTTTATCCTTGACTGGGTTACCTTTTTTGTCGAAAATACCTTGCGTAGTGTGGAGTTCATCTGCTATTCCGTTGTATTGATTTACATTGTTAGCCAGCAGTTGATGAAAATCTGTGTCCGAACTCACAATGGTGTGATGATCTTGTGGGTGGCTCTGTATCCAGCCCGCGATCAGATCATCGGCTTCTAGATCGGGGTGTTGCAATACGGTACAATTGGTCTTATTGCCCAAGAAGTCTTTTAAGGTGTCAAAGGTTTCCCAAAACAACTTGTCTTCTTCGGCTTCACGTTCGGTGAGTGCGGCACGGGCCACAGCACGATTCTTTTTATAAGGTTCGTAGAAGTCTTTGCGCCACGAGCGACCTTCCAGACAAAATACCACATGAGTGGCCTGTTGATCCCGCCAGGACTTGTTTACACTATTTAGTGTGACATGTATGGCAAAACCCAGGCGATCCCAGGTATCGCTTTGACGATGGGCAGCGTGTCTGGCACGAAAAAAGGTATTGGCTGTGTCTACTAAAAGATATCTCATGTAGTTATAATAGCATATAATGATTACGTTGTCAACAAGTTTTGGACATAATTTTGGTATAAAAATTCAGCCCAGGCCCTGTGTGCTGCTGGACCAAAATGATATGAATTGGGGTTTACTGGCTTGAAACCGCGTTCGATCAACCAATTGTAATAGGTATGGGCTGGATCATATGGTTCAATATAACTGCGGCCCCAGTCAAAATTTGGTAAATTGGTAAAGGGTTCGAATGTGTTAAAAAATATATGTGGAATTTGGGCCACGGCCAAATTCCTATGTAACAGATGTATTTTTTCATGTGCATGGCGTATGGCATGATCGTAGTTGAGATTTAGAATGTAATTTTTGTACAGGTCTTTGATTTCTTGAGGCCAGTCGTGACCTATGCCCCCGGCATTGATCTGCCAATATTGTTCGGTGCCTTGGTGCCACCATTCTTCTCGTTCCCAGGTGCTCCATCCTATCACCACAAGATCTGGGCGAAACACGTCCAAGGCCGCATAGGTGGTGCGGATAATACGGTCATTGCTACTGGCACTTTCAGCATCACACTCTAATATTGCACCCAGCATGTTGGCCAGTTCACAGCCGTAACTCACACGCAGATTATCTGGATGTGGCTCACGTGACATGTTCCAGTACAGACTGTCGTCTTGAGCAAACGAATATGAATTTACTGCTTCGGCACCAGCACTGTGGCTGTCGCCATTTACATATAGTATCATTTTTTAAAATAATTTTGGTATAAGAATTCAGCCCAGGCTCGGTGTGCCGCTGGACCAAAATGCATGCTGGTCTCACTGACTGGTCGATATCCTTGATTTTTTAACCACAAACAATAGGTGTAAGATTCCAAGTACGGTTCAACAAAATAATTTCCCCAGTCAAAGTAAGTGCTGCCCATGTCAGGTATGAATTCAAAGCTGTTGAACGTATTAAAAAACAAATGTGGTATAGACAAATCAAGCAATTCCCGATGGAAACTAAAAATCTCTTGATGCGATGCCACGGTCCTGGTATTGATGGCGTCGGAATCGGAATTGTCAATCACCCATTTTTTATATCGATTGGCCAACTCTGCAGGAACTGATTTAACACCGCCCCCATTTACTTGATGTGCAACGCCATTGTACCACCACTCTTCTCGTTCAAATGGACTCCATCCTATCACTACAAGGTCGGGTCGATTATTTTTGAGATATTCACGAGTGAGTCGTAGTATTCTTGCATTGCTACCACCGGACTCGGCTTCACAAATCAAGTCTGCACCCAGCATGTTGGCCAATCGCTGACTATAACTGCGGTTAACGCATTCAACTTGTGGATCTTGACTCCGGGTGTTACTTTGTATTGGTTGGTACTGTCTGGTATTTTCGTCGAATTCTAACAGCTTTCCGTTACGCATGCATACCAACTCTGCACCAGCACTATGACTATCACCATTCACATACAAGATCACGATACTTCAGTTTTCCCGCCACCAAGATCTTTGCGATCAATCACACGAGGTCTGGCCTCAAACGGTTGATTGGCTTCCCATTGTTCGTAGTTTTCAGCAATGACATTTTTGCACACATCAGCAAACCACTGATCCACCATGTCGGCATCAGTTTTGCCTTGGTAACCAGCACGCACCAAATTGGCCACAAACTTGTCATTCCAATCCAGTTCAAACGCACCGTTGCCAATGTTTTCGGGATCCAGTTCCACACTGAGTATGGCCACATACGGTTCACCCTTTTCTGTGGCCGCGTCTTTGGCAGATTTCTTTCGAGGCTTTGGTGCTTCCGTTTTTGCTTCAGGTTTCCGTTTTAGAAAACGATCAAATATTCCCATGATAATTCCTTAGATAATTTTTTGTGCAATGACCATCAAACTCAACCATGCCCACATGGTGTTAAAAGCCACCAGCGTTGGCAACAGTTTTTTGTTTGATGCCCAGATCAATGTCAAACTGGTGGCCAAGGTCAAAAAGTACAGTTGCCAAATTTGGATGCCAAATATTAATCCCGGAATAATAATTATGGCTTTACAAAACCAAGAAACAAACTCAACTATGTTATAGTCAGTCCAGTAGGCTCGTGTAAACCACATGTGATAGCAATCACGAATCTTGTCCCACCCAGTGAAGTGATAAGTAAATCCAGTTAATACTACCCATGCTGTTACAGCAAATACTATTTGTTCTACGGTCATTTTGTTTCCTCTTTGTTTGTTACTTCTACCCAGGTGTAATCACCCAACCACTTGACCTGACAGATATATTCATAATCTGCAGGCGCACCTGTGGTCCAATCATTTGGGCCCAGATGGGTCAATCTAGTGCCTTGTTTGTTGTGTTCGTAAGCCAACCAATAGGTTTGGCCGTGATACACTTGGAACTCGTACTTGGCAGCATGCACCATGTCGGTTATGTCTAATCGACGTTTAAGTTCCGCGGCTTGCCGTTGTAATACTGTTACCAATTCTGTAATTCTGTTATATTCTTGTTGAGCATACATGCGGGCCACATTGACCATGATGTCTTTTTGCTTTTCAACAGGAATAAGATCAAACTTGGGGCCTCCTGCTTCGGTTGCATACGTGCTGACGTTGCGATTGAAAAATGCAACCAAAGTATTACCGACTGTGATGTCAAAACTCTCTCGTCCGTCGGTGACATTGGATTTTTTTTCGGTCACTGTTGTAG